TACTCCAACAACAACTTTAGAATGAATAGAACGACTTTAATGAAGATGAGTAAGAAAGCATTAATGAAGTTAAGAAGGGCTACACCACATATAATGGTAATACTTGTGGGTGGTAGATATGGTGGAGACTGGTATATGGAACAGATATTTGGTGCTAAAAGACTAATGCAAGTGTCTTCAATAAGTAATGCTGCCGACAAAGTGGTTAAAGAGTTTAAGGCTTTGGTAACAAAGTCACTCAAGTAATGCGTGGGCTCAACTAAACCCAGTATTTTTTTTGTTTCGAAACACTTGTAAAGACTTATAAACCCCTCAAGAGTAACCCTTATATACAAGATAATTATATATGAAATATGCAAAAGATAATAAATAAAAAAACAATTAGTAGACTAGAATATGACGGCAAAATCAAAGAGATTATATGCACTCTATTGCCAGATGTGTATGGGGGAGCTATGACTTTTAGTAAGGACAAGGCAATAAAAAGGATAATGGATTTGGAAAAAGAGTTGTTTATGCCTGAACACGTACCAAGAGGGACTAAAGATGATCCACTTAACCCTGATTTTAGGATACATACAAAGGTAGAGATGGACAAATGTTCATGTGCCAACTGTAAATATCCATATGAATACTGGATTAAAAAAGACAGTGCTGATCTTAAAAGAAGTTTAAGGTCATTAGAAGAACTGAAGGCTAACCCAGTATGACTTTTACAGAAAGAGAAAGATTTATCTATCATTCTGCAACGCTAATGACAATGTCGATTCTGTCAAAAGAATTTAAAATACCTTCTGTAGACATTCATAAAATGATGGCATTGATTAGAAACAACAGATGTAGAAAGTTATCCACCAAAAATATTGATAGTATTTATGATGATGTTGAAGAAGAAGTTATGGCAGCAAACTCGGTTTATAATCTAGGTGATGGTGAGGTTTTCTCCCGTTGACAAAAAAGATGTGCCATATATGTCTGGCTGTAATAGAAACTGAAAATGTTGACAGACTTGATCTGTGTAAAGACTGTAGGTCTAAAGTGTTAGGTAAATAAAATGTGTAATGGTGTTTGTAATAGATTTGAAAAAAAGGTAGGTGGTGATAACCATTACTGTCAAGGTTGTGCAAAATTCGTAAACAAAAAATATCTTGTAAGAGAAGTAAAACGTTTTGGTAGGTTAAGATGTAGTTGTTGCAACGGATTGGTTAGAAACAAACCAAGACTTTACAGTGCTTCTTCAGCCCAAGCCATAAAGAATATCATTTTTTCTTCTTGATCTTCGTCCAAGTCATCTATTTCAGACAATTTTGAAATACAGAAATGTACCACCTCATGTTGAATTGTTTTAAAAATATCAGACAATGCCTCATGTTGTGAAAGATATATAAGACATCTTCCTGTTTCATCATAATATGTACCTCTATCTTCGCCATATGTGCGAAAGTCTACTGTGCAAAAGTCTGGGTTAGCCATTACTAACTGTCATAACTTTTATTAATAATTAAACTTTATTACTGTTTATGAGGCTAATAAGCAAATTCTTAGACTGGTATGAGAGACACATGAATAAGAGCCTTGTAGTGTCTGCCATCATATTATATATGCAAATCCCACATTCTTGGTGGGCTTTGGAATGTATATGGGGTGAAGGATTTTTACACGGTCATGGGGTAATAGTTGACTTCTTTTTATATGGTATAGATACTCTGGAAATGATACCAATTATAGGCATTACCCTAGCTATTGTGAGTAAATTACGTCATAAAGTTTAATAGTCAAGAAAATACTTATATATTATGGCTGAAGAAAAGACAGAGCAAGAAGGCATAAGGTTAGATATTGTGGACAAATTTTATGATAAGCTTGACGGTATCATAGAAAAGGCGTATAAGAAAGATAAGATTAGTTATGGTGAATTGGATATTGCTTTTCTAAGAATGAATGATAAAATTCTTCAGCAAAAAATAACATTAATGTATTCTTTTTTTAAAGACGAACATGAAAATGGAGGGGTTGAGAAAAAAGAACAGCCACACGGACTCTACAGTTAAGGGGGTGAAATGTATGGATTATGAAAGATTTGGAATTTGTTTAACAGCAATAATATGTGTTAGTGTATTAGGTATAGGTGCTATTAGTTCGGGTGAAATTACAATACAAGACTATGTAAATTTACCACAAACAGAAGTAGAAATTGAAACAGAACAAGCAGACGATAGATTAGATAACGCATATTATGATTGGTGTAATAAAATGGGAATAGAGTGTCAATAACAATGGCTACTGAACAAAGTCAAAAATTGATTACCATAACCATAAAAGCTTCTGAGAAAATCAAAGAATTTATGGCTGAAGAAACTAATAAACCTGAATTTCTTAGAATATATGTTCAAGGCGGTGGTTGTTCTGGACTTTCTTACGGCATGGGTTTTGAAAAAACTGCTGAAGATGATGATATAACAATCGAAGAAAGTGGTGTGAAAGTGATTGTGGATTCAATGAGTCAAGATCACCTAAAAGGTGCAAATATTGATTATGTTGAAGGTCTAATGGGTTCTGGTTTCAAAATAAATAATCCAAACATCACAAAATCTTGCTCATGTGGCTCTTCATTTACCACCGAGTAAAATTTTTAAAGATTAGAAAACTTTAGTGATTCCTTTACTTCCTTTCTTGACTCATCATTTAATTTTTCTTTGAATAGAACTGGACAGTCATGAAACCATATGTCAACCACTGTGCAATTACTCCACTCTAACATCTTTTTTTGAACTGTATCTCTTTCTGATTTTAATATACCAGTGTGATCACCACCCTGAACTCTTATACAAACTGGATTGAACCCGTTGTATATTACAATGTCCACTGTTTCTTTCTTCTGTCTTTCTGACAAACCCTCTTCATAAAACTCATAACTTATCAAGTCCTTGAACCTGACTTGGGTTTTATACTCTACACTGTTTCCATATATTTCCTCTAGTATTTTTAGAGCAGTTCTTTCGCCTTTTCCTATTATGGCTGACATATTCTCTTGATAACACCTCCCATTTTTTACCACTTCCTTTTACGTTAATCACCAATACTATAAGATTCTTTTTGTCGTTTAAAAACTCTTTGATGGGTTTTTCTTGAGCCCAAGAATTTGTCTTGATTTGTATAAGAATTAATCTACCTACATCATCGAAGCATATTCCGTCATATAAATTCCACAAGTCCAAAGCCCTATACCATTCACCAGTAGTGTAGATAAGATCGTGTCTTCTACCATGGGGTTTCAACCATATGTCATCGTATCCATTTTTTAACAACCATAATACTGCCTTTCTATTACTGGATCTCATTCTCTGTCTGGTGTGCAAACCTTTATTAACCCCTTAATTATAATACGTGGCTTCAATGCAGGAAAACGACTCGTTAAACCTTGCCACACCTTCAGAAGATTCCTTATAGTAATGGTCTAGCCACATATATTTGTTATGTAACCGTCCTATTTAACTCTTCAGGATATGTTATGAATGACAATTACACTCACATTCTGTGCAAGTATAGTGAACTTCAGAGTAATGTCCACATTTTTGGCAGTAGCCATCGTCCATTATTCTGGTTTATCTTCAATACCTTTTATAGTTAACTGAAATTCTGCGTCTGCTTGTGGGTGTTCTGGGCTATCTACCATTCTGGCTATGCGTTTCTTACCTGATTTCTTAAAGTAAATCCTATATGTAGCTGCATGTCCCACTACATTTCCACCAATCGGCTTGACTGGATCTCCGAACATTATAGATGGGTCTGTCTGCACTTGGTTTGTAAATATTACAGTTGTTTTGAAGTAATATGAGATGTTTTTCAAATGAGTCATGAGTCTTGCTATCTGATTTTGTCTGTCTGCTAGAGTTCCTCTGCCAAGATATTCCTCTCTGAACTGTCCTATAGATCCGTCTATTACCACAAGTCTTGGTATTTTTTTCTCCATTATTTTTGATAATGCGTTAATTGTTCCCATTAATGCTTCTGTTTGTGGGGCATAAAAATAAGTTATTCTATTTAATGCTTCTTCCATACTTTCTTTGTCAGTGACATATCCTCTTTCTTTCATTATTTCAAGTATTCTGCTTGGTCGAAATGTATCTTCACAGTCTACCCACACCACATTCTCACCTTCTGATAAAGCTTGAGATGTTAATGTAAAACATAACTGTGTCTTACCTGATCCAAATTCACCATATACTTCATACAAACATTCTGGTTTGACACCACCAGTCATTAGATCGTCTACAGAATTACATTTGGTCTGTAAGGTAGGGGCATTTGACTGATATTCCATCAAGTCTACTACAGCCATATCACTTTTTCTTATTAGGTTGTTATCTTCAAGTATCTTTTGTGCGTTGAATACCCAAGCGTCAGCAGCAGACTTTGTAACACCAGTAATTTCTGAGATTTCTCTAGCACCCCTTATACAAATATCACGCAAAGATGTTACACCAAAACCCATGAGTTTCTTTTGTGTTACATCACCAACTCCTTCGATCTGTCTTATTCCCAAGTCTAACTCTAATTTCGTTTCAGACATACTATCAGTAGTATCTTCTACTATATTAGTCTTTTTACTTGGTTTTTTTGTACGTCCCATCTGCCATCAGTTTTATTGTTGCTGTGTTTTCCCATCTATGAAATAGTTTGATTGCTTCTAGATTTGAAGCTCCCTTCTCTTCTAGTTTTTTCATGAATACTGTTACGTCAACCCTACCGTCTTTGTCTGCACATTCCTGCCATAGTTGGTGATATGTTTGTTCCTTTGACATTCTGCCTGTAGTAAACAGTTTTGATTGTGTTCCACCTACGTTCAAGTCTATGTCAAAGTTTTTATACATTGATACCAAGAGTTCTTTTACTGCACATACATCGTCAGTGTCTACAGTCTGTTTGAATGTGAGTTTGGCGTGTGCCATACTGAGTCTGATCAAGGCTTCAAGCTGTCTTACACCAACACTGAACTGTGTGTTTCCTGCCTGTCTTAAGTTTTCATATATTCTGATAATCTCATCTCTTACAGACATGTCTAAAACTGGTGTACCTTTTTTTGCCAAGTTAACATATGCAGTTAATTCTCTGTCTGTAAACCTACATGTTTTATCTACATCTTTGTTTGTAAATCCATCTAATATATGATTGGCTTTGTTAGCGTCTTCTGTCTTGCTTACTTTGTCTTTGATTAACCATATCAAGTCAAACCTTGAAAGTAACGGACTTGGAATGTTTATATTATCCAATAAACTTAATGAGTCATCATAATTTCCAAACTTTGGGTTTGCTGCTGCAAGTATGCTTGTCTTTGCCTCAAGTGTTAGATTAATACCAGCCTTTGCTATACTAACAGTTTGTTGTTCCATAGCCTCATGCATTGAACTTCTGTCATCTTTGCTCATCTTGTCAAATTCATCAATGAATGCATAGCCGTTGCTACATAGAGGTAATACCCCTGCCTGTGCAATCATTCTACCATCTGAAAGTTTTACCATTCCTATTGTCAATCCAGCAGTTGTAGACCCCTTACCAGATGTGTAAATGCTTTTCTGTGTTACGGAACTACCATATTTTAATATCTCAGATTTTGCCATTGATGGGTCACCAACTAGTAATATGTTGATGTCTCCCCTCTTTTTTGACTTGACACCCCCTACTAATTGGAGTAAACATGACATCTTAATGTCATCATACCCATAAATATGAGGTGCGAAACTATCAATGAGCTTTCTTACGAACTCTTCTTGAGTTGCTTCTGCTCTTATTTCTCTCTCTTCTGCACTTGTTGGTAATATCTCATTAATGTCTTCAACGTCTGTCAATGATATAATGTCAATATAAACATCGTTTTCGTCCTTCTTCACATTGTCTATGTCAGATCTAAATACTCCTACAATCTGCTTTTTTTGACCTATGAATGAAGTCCCAACTTGTTTACCTACAACCTTTGCGTTAAACATTATTGGTGAGTTCTTTGTTGCAGACTCTAATGGTTGCTGTAATAGTATGGTTTGTATGTCTTCTGTTATAAGATGACTTTTTTGAATCTCCATTTTTTGTCCCCTACATGAGGCTTTTACACAGTTTAATTCTCTAAGCTTTCTGTCAAAACCACAACTAATTCTTTCTTGAGTATAACATGTTGGACACATCAAGTTTGCTTCCTTTACAAACGTCTTTGGTGCGTCAGTTCCTATAACAGTTGACATGAATGCTATTGTTTGACCTTCCACACCTGCATTTATACTGCCCATTTGTATCTCATCATCAGATATTAGTTTAATGTCAAGTCTTCTGAATACATCTTCTACACGAATACCTATACATTTTTGTGACTTTATGATTAAAACTGCTTCCTTTGCCAAGTCCCTAAATTCTTCTTGGGTTTCTTGATAAAGGTCTAACCACTCATTATTAGATATATTAATTGTTAGAATATCATCTGGTCTTAATGCGTCAATCATATCAGTCCATTTTGGTGCAGATAGTATTTCTACCATTCTGTCTCTTATTGATGAATCGGTAGATGTCATATTCTGCTCCCTGCTTCACTGTTAATCAAATTACCTAGCTGCCAATGTCTTTCTTGCAACTTTGTAAATTCTACAGGTGATAATTCTCTTACAGTTTCCACCCAGTTTTTAATTGGTGCATAGAATATAGGTAGTGAAGATTTAACATCGTCACCTATAAAGTCAATTATTTTTGCGTTCTTACCATGGGTTTTGACATAATCATCTGCTATTACTGCCAAGAACAAACTCATACTTAGATGACTTGGTCTGATTTTTTCCAAGTCTTCAAATATTATCTGTGCATTTTGACTAATAGATATTGTTACAGTCGTTTTATTAAATTTCATATTATACATTACATTCAGTCATATAAAAGCGTTACTCTTGACTTTAGCTAAACGTTAATTAAGAATTAGCTAATTAACTTAGTTAACTTAACTTAATTAGCTTTTTCTAACCCGTTAGTCTTTTATCTTTGTTCTAATGTTAAAATATCAATTTGATTACTTAAAACTA